ACTAATTTCTGATTGTCTGTGATTGGTTCTATTTTTACTAAGTCTGTATTTGTAATATCTTTCTTTGCCATGATAATCCCATTTTATTGTGGGGGAAATCGACCCAACTGATTTCCCCCTGTGTAAACTCTCCATGAATTTAATTGAAGTTTACACAGTAGTATTTATTATCTATCTATAGTTTAACCTTACTCATATTTTGTCCACCACTCTTACGAACTAAACCATGTTTTTTTCCTACTTCTTGCACTTTCTTTTGTGCAGAAGTTTGACCACTACCAAATCTATCTGCGAGTGGACTATTAGGGTGAGCTTCTGCAACACGACTAAAAACCTCTTTCATACCACCATCCATTCTACCATCACCTTGTTTAACAATATGGTCACCCACTAATGCTGGTGCAGTTATGACTTGTTCAAGATCTTCATTCTTTAATATTTCTTGCAGTTCAGACCATGTACAAAACACATCTTCTTCTGTATCTATTTGTTTATTTCTTATTGTATATGTTGGCATTTTACATCACATTATAGTTTATTATACACCGATTACCATTAGTCGGTTGTTCGGCTGTATGCCAGTACCAACCATCAAATAAGACTACTCTACCTTTTTTTGGTGTCACTTTCTTTTTGATAATTCGTTTGTCGTGTTCTGGTACTGACTTCTGGTTACTGTAGTGGTTCTCATATATTATCGTATCTCCGTCTGCATCTATAACATAGTACAGAACTACCAAGTGTGGTGTTATACGATTATCTACATGAAGTTCATCTAGTATGTGTCTATCTTTTAGATTTAGTGGGAACTGTAGAAAGGTTCGACCTTGAGAGAATACACTAAACATATTATCAGTTCTCTTACACGCTTCCTCTATCATAGGTTTTATGAACTCATGGAAGTTACTATTCTGTCCATCTCTATTTACAATACTATGACTCACCGCTGGTCTACCTGTTACAGTAGTTTTTTCTCCTAGTAGTGGTGGTGCGACCTCTGGTATAAAATACCAACTAAACCCACTATCACGACCTACTAGAATATTTTCAATTTCATCTTGATATTTCTTATCAATGATATCATCGAATACCCAAATTTTATTTTGATAGTCCATCTATCCTTTTCCTTAATCCATAGTTTTCCTCTGCAAGTTCTTTGATACGCATTTGTAAACCATGAATATGTTTTTGCATCTCATACATTTCTCTTCTGATTATGGAATCAGTCGTTGTTATTCCTTCTCCAAGATGACTCGTAAAGTCGAGCTCTAATTGTTTCTCCATTTCTTTCTCCTTTCTAAATTTCCACAATATCCAATTATAATATCTTTCTGGTTCTTTGTCAAGACTCATCTTATGTGAATCTGATCTTTATCTTCATAGTTACCAAATGTTCCTGTGACAAAATAATTTGTTCCCAGAATTATTCTAGGTGAATCATCTTCATTTGGTAATGCTGTGTGTTCACACCAGCCTGGGAAGATAACCATATCACCAGTTTTTACTTGCAAGTTAATTGTTCTTGAGTTGAAGATATTCTGTTGCAGAACTTTATAGGATAAATTATACCCCTCTTGTATTCTACTGATAGGCATCCTTATCTGCAAATCACCACTATTCGCTTGTACATAGTATACACAACTGAATACACAGTTTGGGTGTATGTGTGGGTGGTGTGCATCACCTTTGTGATTTATTGCTGTCCAACTTTGTGTTAGGTAAAATTGATTTTGTATTTGTAAATGTTTTGTTACATACTCATTGAACACAGTAAGTATATGTGTCTTTACTCTGAGTAGTCTTTCATTATCTAATATGTCTGCACTTTTAGATATCGCATTACCTTGTTTAGATACAGCTTGTCTGAAGTCACCATCAACCACTGCACTCATCTCGTCATCATTTAGTAAAAGGTCTGTCGATGTTTTATAAACAGGTAATGCATGAAAAGGTATCAACTCTGCTGAAACCTCTGTACTTACGTTACGTTCTAACTCTTTTCCGATCTCTCTATGTAATTGTCGTTGTACTTCTTCTGGTAAACTCTCTGTCATGCTGGTACTCCTAACACTTCTCTTCCATCAAATTTATTATTATACCTACCATTTTTTCTGTTGTAGTGGAGAAAAACCTGTGCATGATAGTTTCCTTCAAATGGTTCTCTCCAATGTTCTAATTCACAACCCTTGTATATAACCATGTCACCTCTTTCTGTTTCTATAGATATCTCATTACCATCTCTGTCTTTGAACCATATAGGCCATGCGTAATGTGAGTCATAACCAATACACAATGTCAAAGATATCTCACAACTTTCTCTGTCTATATGTCTTTTTAGTTCAGACCCTTTCTTATATAGTCTGTAGTAAGAATACTGTGGAACTAACTGCTCACCTGTTATCTCTTGTAGTTGGTCAAGTTTTCCCATCAGTAGTGTATCAAATATCAAATCTCCGTACATACTAAAATCACCCATACTCTGTGGGTCACTAAAAGTTCCATGCCTATTATCTCTAGTTACTGATAATCTTTTATGTGCAAGTAAGATATATCCATATAATAATGTAGAGAGATCTTCACTAATAAAGTTTTCTACCTTTATCCAATCCTTATTCATTGTAATCAAATTCTTTCATGCGGCCCAGAACCAATATGGGATTTGTCTTCTTGTCCACTTTGCAAATCTTTTTTTCTCAATTATATAGTAGGTTCTATATGCATCTATTGAGTCTGGTTTTTTACAGTGGTCAGGCATTGCTTGGGGCATCGTGGTCAAACCACCCTCTTTAATTTTAGTTGGTGGTGATACAAGTAAATCTCTGAGTAAAGAGTCAGTAGAATGAACTTTACCATATCTAAACGTATACTCATCACATAGTTTTTCAAATAGATTATATAACCAAATATAATTTGCAACACTCTCTCTCGCCCATATTGCACTTGGGTGATTGATATGTGATGCTTTGTAGATAGTGTTTTCTATATTCTCATTTGGGTGTTTCCATCTTCGTATTCTACGTCCTATCTTAGTTCTACCTTCATACTCATCACCATCTAATATTCTGTGTGCAGTAGACATAAGTTGTGCATATTCGATTATCATCTTGACAACGTGTTTATCACAGTGCATCTTTGCAGATACATCTGGGTCTTCATGTAAATAAAATATATTCATCAGTTATAATTTATACCCCATGCTAAATTTATTCTTTGTTGATTAGATTTATTCTCTTCTACTTCATGTGGCATCCAACCAGGCCATAGAACTAACATACCATCTTGTGGTACTATCACAGAGTTCCTAACGAAAGGCGCTTTCTGATTACAAGTCATGAGTGTATTCGCTGGATTTAGAAATACTAGATTTCCTGTTCCCTCTGATTGAACATAGTAAATCGCAGCCCATATATCTTCAACATGAGTATGCAATATATTCTTAGAACCTATATCATTTATATTAGTCCAAATACCAAAATCTCTATTTGTGCATGATGTCACTTGTGATTTAAAAACTGGATCTGTTTCAAAGTAAACTTTGTTTGCTTGGTCAGATAATTCTTTTACTGCATCATACAACCAATCCATTTTATATTTTGCAGTAGATCTCCAACAACCTTTGTTTCCACCACCCATGACTTCTATATTGTTTTCTTTTGCATGGAATATTTGTTTTTTCAAATCTTCTCTTTGTTCAATTGTTCCCACACTTGATTTTATAAAAACATCTGCACGACATAGTGGTAACATATCAATGTTGTTATCTTGTTTCATATTCTGTTCTATCTCTGGTAAGTCGTTCATTACTTCTCCCATCTATAAAATATATGTGACTCTATTCGAGTCGTTCTTGTTTTTGTTTTCGCCCACGCTGGTCTTACATAAGTTGCATGGTAGTGTGTTGCACCCTCTGTAACATCAAGTGCTATTCTACCAGATAAAACTATTCTTGCATAATCTTGTGCTTTAAACCATTCTTTACTATCTCTTCTTGGTTCATCGCTTTTACCATCGCAGAACCAGCTGAACTGGCACTTATGACGAACAGGAACATCACTACCTTTATACTTTGGGCCTTGTTTTACAACTCCACATACTGTGTTAGGATAACGACTATCTGCAACACGATTCATAACTACTTGTGCAGTTGCAACTTGACCTATCATAGATTGATTTTTTGCTTCATGGTAGGTGTTAAGTGCAAGACACATTAGTGCAGTTTCAATTAACATTATTGTACTCCTCTAATAGTTTCTTTTCTAATTTAAATGCCTCGATTTCGTAAGGTCTATCTTCGTATGCAACCTTATCACTACTTATTGCGAATATGTCACCACCAAACTCTTTCTTGATATGTTGCTTGATATGAACAAACTCATGAAAGATTGTAGTAAGTAAATCTTGTTCTGATAATTCTTTGTTGACTCTGATGATGTATGACCTATCGTCTGCATCGTAACAATCTCCGTCTGCGAGTAACCCCTTTACAGACTCAATTTCAATCTCATCAATCTTATGTCTAGGTATCAAATATGACTTTGCAAACCAAAGAGCATCCTCAATGGTTCGTTGTCTTTTTTTGTTGGTATTTCTAAATTCTATAAACATATCTCTCTCTATTATGTTTATATTATATACTGATTCGTTTTAATTGTCAACTACTTTATCCATACGAGTGATATTTTTTATAGGTAATTTATCTTCACCAAATATCTCTTGTAGGATTTTAAATTCTTTGATTGTATTTTCTGCAGCCTGTGCTTCACTGTCACCCTCTGCAATCAGAAAGGTGTCCTCACCATCCACATTCTTATAAAATAATTTTGTTTTATGTTTCATATTCTCTCTCTACGACCTATATGACTTTTGAGTTTTGCGAGTTGAGAGAGGTACGTCATATAGGTCGTGTTCCTTTAGGACAGGTATACAGGCCCTGTCCAATGTATTTCGTAATTACCATCTAACACATTACCTCTAGGTGCGTTAGTCGCTGGTTTGTTCCAACCAGCAGGTTTTAGGATATCTCCCTTTTTAAATTTTGGTGTGTCTTCTTTTACAACAAACCCCCAGCATGAACCACCAGGCGTACCACCATTACCACACATAATTTTTACATACTTTGAACCAGACTTAACAACAAATCCATCGTTAAACTGACCTATCATTTTCTTTGCAACATCTGAGTTGACATCACTACCATACCTTTTAACGTAATCTGCTTTTGCAGAATTAAGTAGGTTGTCAATTCCAACTTCTAATGTTGTCGCACTTTGTTCTACTATCATAATAAATTCTCTCTCTTGTTATTAACTATACTACCAATATACACTGATTCGTTTCATTTGTCAAGTGTTATTTTTTCTATTTCATCTTCGCTCATGACACCATTCTTTATAGTTATTTTTCTGTCACCAGATATCTCTGGTATCAAACTACACTCTTCTAAGTTTACATATATAGGTCTGCCTGTATCATTATATACTTCTGTTTCTTCTAGTATATCTAAATCATAGTGAATTATTCTATCTTGTGGTTGTAAACAATAGATATCAACTCTACCCTCACTTATAAACGCAGAACCAAACCTTTCTATACATATCGCTTTCTCACCATCACCATAATACATACTTACATTTGGAAAGTTCGATGGTTCATAATTTAAACTTCGTAGGTGGTCTAGTCTTTCTTTCATAATCTTATCTAAAATTTATATTTACGTTCACTCTTATGTTTGCATCTGATTGTATGACACTACAATGTTTCATACTACCATCAAATATTACCATTTGATTTTCCACAGACTCAACTTTAGTTCCATCTTCAAATAATGTGTGACCATTATTTGAGTTCACAGAATACAAACCTACCATATGAGGCTCTGTACTATCAATGTGAAAGTTACCTTTATTGTTTTCATTTCTTTTTGGATAACAATTTACTTTTGCCCTCAACAGGTAATTAAACTTTAATCTACCAAGTAAAGGTATCAATATATTTTGGAAGTGTGAGCTATAGTGTTCAGTCTTTCCATCGTGTAATATGTGAGAGAAAAAGTAGTTGTTATCTCCATCTATAGTATTTGGTAGATAATAATAATCGAAACTACTGCCGAACAAAAAATTCTTTATACTATCTTGTATACTTTTATCTTCTATGAAGTTCGGTATCACTTCCATTATTTTATTTTAGACTCAAGGATATCAATTCTACTCGACAAGTTATTGATAGATTTATTCAAGTCATTATTTGTCGGTGGGTTATAGGTCTGTTGATATAACTGTTTTACTTTCTTGTCAAGTGTAACCATCATTCTAAATATGGTGTTGTTAGATATATCTTTTCCATCGTTGATACTCTCTACCAACTGTTCTATTTCTTTATCGTCCATCATTTCATTAACATAAATTCATCATTACAGTTAAACGCTTCACACACCACGTTTGTAGATAACCCTTTGTATATCTGGTGCAACTTTTTGTCTTTAGTTTGTACTAAAAGTGCAGCTTCTGTTTCATGTAAACCCTCTAACAACTGAACAAACATCTGTTCTTTTTTCCATGCTGGTGTTTTACCATCTCCACCTTTTATGAAATGAAATAGTTGTCTAGACTCAGTTGCAAGTGTGGTATGTTCAGTTCCTATCGGTGCTTCATTCTTTCTATAGGGAACATCACCCTCTGGAAGAACCCATGCGATATTTGGGTCGAAAGATGCTTTCAATACAGACCTAAGTGCTGGTGTATTGTTATCTCTAAGTATCTTGACTTTTTGGTCTTTTGTTTTTGCCTTGTGTACTCTGTCAAGGACTTCTGAAAATAATAATGTACTTCCTGCCATTTTAAAATTCTCCAATGTTTTCAGTTAACTCTCTGAGTTTATTTTTCATAAAATAATTTAGGAGTTTACTACGATCACCATGTGGTGCGTTATTGTATTCTAATCTTATTTGATTTTTGAGTTCCTCTGGTGTTTGTGTTAAATCAATCAGAGTTAAGTTTCTTTGAAAGTTTCGTTTCACCTCATCATTCCAATCACTTCCACCACCTACCAGCCAAGATTGTATCTTCTTTCTAGTCAATGGTCTTTGTCTTAATCCATCTGTAAAAGTATTGTCTGGTGATAGTACATTCGGTACACCATCACTAGTATCACCTTTTAAGATATGTTCTTTTAAATATATAGTAGGGTCAAATCCATTGACTTGTTTTTTTGTGATAGGACTCCACTGTGTAACATTTGAATATTTCTGTAACTGAATAAAATCTTTATCTCCAGAGATTATCATAATCTTTTCATCTCTGTTTTCTTCACACAAAGATCCTATGATGTCATCTGCTTCTGCACCGAACACCTCAAGATATTTGTAGGGAAAGTTTTCTTTGATTTCTTTTCTTATCTTGTTAAGAGTTGTAAAGATATCATCCCAATCTAGGTTTGACTCTTCTCGACCCTTTCTACGACTGGCTTTATACTCTGGGAAATAATCTCTTCTCCATGAGTGTTTTGAGTCCCAAGTAAGAACTACTTCACCATATTCGTTACGATGTTCTGTTCTGTACATACGAATAGAGTTGAGTATCATGTGTCTTACCATACTCTCGTCTACAGTTTTACTTTTATTCATTTTCAAGTTCATCATCAGATTTGCAACTGCAATCTGGTTCATATCAATTATTATCATTTTTTATTAGTATAGTAAGCGTTAAAGCTCATACTCCTCCGTTCTCCGTCCACATCAAAAGGATAAACTGAATGTTTTAACCAAGATGGAAACATGAGTAGTTTACCAACCTCTGGTCTAAACGTCAAAGTGTCACTTCGTAAATCTTGTTTATCACCTTGCATGAACTGTATTGCAC